GAGAAGGTCAAGTCATTGAAGTCACACACGGCAGTGGTGCTGGCTAGAACAGGTGTTACATTTGTTAGCGCAGATCCTGTTGCTGAGTAGTTAGTTCCACTTGTTTCATTAGAGCTTGTGTACGCCGTTGTGCCTGCGCCTAAGCTTGCAGAGGAAGTGTATAGCGCCAGCTTGAAGCTGTTAGCACCATTTGTAAAGTTGTGCGTTCCAACCAAGAGCTCTTGCTTGAAAGAATTACATATTGCTGAAGTTATAGCCATTGTCACAGCTCCTTAATAAATTTGGCAACGTCACTATGCCCAATTTCTTTTAGTTTATGGGACACTGTAACACGGTCAGAAGCAATTGCGCTTCTCATACCTGCCAATATTACATTATAAACCGCCGCTCTGAAAGCCAACGCTTGTTCTTTAATATGCGGGGCTGCTTGTTCTGATATCCCACAAATTTTATTTGTAGCTTGTTCAGCCCAAAACTCTGGATCATGGCCACCGCTATTTGTGGTTGAAACCATTACCTGCCCCAAGCCAAAGTCAATATTGTCTTTCATCATATCTAAGTAACACCCGTTCTTAGTAAGTCATACCTGTACTCATCCCTGGTCTCTCGGCCTTCGCTCAAGTTCTTCATGCGAGTGAGGGCTTCTTTAAACCTAGTTTCAAAGGTGGCAACCACATCTGGAGCTTCTTTAAGAAACACCGCAGCCTCAACTAATGTGCCGTACAACAAAGCATCGCTATACTTCGTAGACAGTATAGTAGTGCCTGAATCAGCACCCGCGGTCAATGAGGCGGGCTTATACAAGTAATGCAGCTCTACAGTGTAAGCTTCGTCAGGCACCGGAGATATCTCAAATGCGCTATTGTCAAACAAGCTGTAATACCTGGGCTTTCCAGTAACAGTAGAGTCAGGGCTAAATTCTTTTATAAATGACGGGTGCTTAAACAACAGATAAGAATATATGTTTGATTTAATAACCGCCACAGAAAAGGGTGCATGAAAATCTGAAGGCGTAGATAAGAACCGGTTGCCCTGGGTTGTGACTCCCTGGACGTTCCTGCGCTGTTCTGGCAGCTGAACCATAGAGAATATACGATCCTCTGATTCCCTAATGAATTCGTCTAGGCTGCTGTTAAACGTGGTCTCATTTACCTGCAAATACTCTTGCACCGTAGATTTTAAAGTCGCTAATGTAAAGCTCATGTTGTAGTTACCTCCACAGATCCTACACTAGCACCTATTGCAAATGTTTGCAAAGTTGTGCCTAAAATACCATCACCAACGCTTGCGTACATGGTGAATACGGTGTTGTCATTTCCATCTGAAGATGGGTCTGGTCTTGGGTCCTTCAATGCCTGCGGATCTATAGGCGTAGGCTTTGGCATGAGCTGCGGTTCTTTAGGGGACCATTGATCCGGTCCTACTAAAAGACCGTCCCAGGTCTTCTTCATATCCTTTAGGCGATAACGAAACCCTGTAATATCACAGATTCCATATGCTCTTTTGTTTGATGCAAAAGCCATTTATTTGCCTTTTTTCCTATAGTTTCTGCTTCTATTCTTACTTCTTGACTCAAGCCTGTACCCATCTTTGTTTGTACCCCCCTTCGACAATGCCTTGTTGTGCGAAATATCTTTTTTCTCTCTTTTGTCAGCAATGCCGTTTTTATTCCTGTCTCCACCATTTTTCTTTGCTTTGGCATCAACCGCTCTTCGAGCCCTTTGGCGCTCCATTCTTGCTTCGTGCGCCGGAGACCCTACAGGGGGATTAAATTGTTTTTTTCTTTTAGCAACCATCAGGCAATGTTATATCCGCGTAAATCGGGTGCAATTCTAAACGACGCCCGCTCTTCATCTTGCGACAATGCTCTTTGAAATTCTTCTTCATACATCTGCTTTAGCATGCCAACTTTCTCCGGTGCCTTCTTGAGCGCCAGGTAATAAGCTAGTCCTGCTGCTAGGCAGGGATAGAAACGAAAAGGCAGGTCCATAGTGTTAGCACCAGCGCCAGCATCGTCCATCCTGGTAAGAGCATTACAGTACAACGTATAGGTGCTGTTCTTGTCAGGTGAAGGCCAAACGGTAATAGTAGGACTAAGGGCTTTATTAATATAAAACTGGTTAGGCTTACCGGTAGTTGTCTTGGTAGCCAGGTGTGAATACTCAGCCCTGGACATCCTGCTTAACGGAACGTCAGTTGCTCTACCGCCAATAGTCTCTCTCACAAAAACATCTAAGACATCAATAGTCGCTGTAGGATTTACGGCGTCTACATTGTACTCAACGCTCCCCAGAACCATAGGGATTGCCTTCTGGGCAACCGTCCACTGATTTAACCCTCTGTTGGCCCATTCTGCCAACATCAGGTTTAGAGAGCGATTAGCGGACTTGAGATCATAACCAGTACGCAGCTCAAGGCCGCATCGCTCGAATGCTTCCTCAACGTATTCAGCTACATCTAGCTCAAATGTCTTAGTTCCGCTAACAGCCATTAGGGTCTCCGCAGCTTATTACTAATGTTTGGCATACCGCCGCCTTTCATACCGCCAGGAGGTTTCATTGGGGCCGCTCTACCCATGTCCTTGCTTGCGTTTCTGTAGTCGTAGTTTTTCATGTCCTTACCGAAGTTAGGGCGGTTAGTCTCTTCATTAGCTAGGTTCTGACGCCCACCCATAGGCTGCATAGCGCCGCCATTCATTTTACCTTGAACACGGCCAAACAAACCGCAGTTATTGTTTTTAGGTCCGCCTCTGCTTTTAGCTGCAGAACCACCGTCTTTGTAACCAGGCATACTTTTCTTATTCATCTTATCGTCCTTTTTTACGGCCATAGAGGCCACTTGATTTACTTTTAGCTGCACCACCGTCCTTAAATTTTGATATTTTTTTCATTTCGTTCATTTCACGTTTGCTGATAGCAGCACCAGATATGTTTCGTAACTGTTTAGAAAGGAATGCTTCGGCTTCTTTTTTATACTTTTCGTAGCCAGGACCGCCGGCTCTTTTTTCACGGGGAGCCATAACAGCTGCTGATCCAGTAGTGCGTTTTCTTATTTCATCCATGGCATCTATCAAAGCCTTCCTTGACTCCTTAATGACCTTTGTTTCGCCCCCGTCTTTGTAACCAGGCATACTTTTCTTATTCATCATTATCTCCCTCGTCTTTTAGCTTTTCGCCTATCGGTTATTTTTCCCCGTGGAACAGCCTTTTTCTTTGGCTTTACAGGGTCAGATATTACCACAGGCTTAGGTCCAGCTATAACTTTAGGCGCCGATTTAGGTATGGTTTTAGGCTTAGGCTTAGGCGTTGCAGAACCTTGCTTACTCAGCGTGCGCCCAAATTCCTGCTGAAATTCTTCTGGACTGTATCTAGTGATTGCTGCGTCCCCAGTTAAACCGAAGGCTGAAGAATCTCTAACATACTCGTTGGTTGCTGCGTCATAAGTAAAGCTAGGCATGACAGCCTGGCCGTCTGATCCTACCTGGGCGTTCTTCGTAGCCATCTGATTCATAAAGTCAACATTAGACTGAAAGTCACCGGATGGGGCTGAAGGTACTACAGGGGCAGGGCCAGGCACAGGTGCTGGCATTACCCGTGGGTTATCTACTCTAGGCGCTGGTCGCGGACGAGGCACTGGTCCGCCACCTAAACCAGGATCAGAGAATAAAGATTCAGGGTCTATCTTCGGCTTAGGTACAGTTCCTGGACGAGGCACTACAGGGGCAGGGCCAGGTACAGGCCCTGGCATTACCCTTGGGTTATCTACCCTGGGAGCTGGAGTCGGGGCTCTACCGCCACCTAAACCAGGATCAGAGAATAAAGATTCAGGGTCTATCTTTGGTGAAGGTGTACCGCCTTGCAAAGCCTCAATACGAGCTCTAATAGCATCTTTGTCCATTCCGCCCAGGTCACGATTAACAATACCTTCTCTGCTTTTTTGCACAGTCCTATCAGTAGGCGCCACAAAACCAGGGGCGGTAGCTCCTCCTTCGTTTCCTATGCCTGCGCCATCGCCTAAGCTAAGACCTTCAATCTGCGCTCTAAGAGCTGCAGGATCAAAGTTATTAAAGCGTCCACTAAAGTCGCCAAATTGTCCTTGCATTTCAGCAATACGAGCGGCTAAATCTGGGTTCACTGCTGGTGTATCTGCAATAGTTGCAGAGTTAGCATCAGCTGAAGCTTGTGCTGCAGCAATATTAGCTTGCAGAGCTGCAGGATCAAAGCCATCTAGTATTCCACTAAAGTCGCCAAATTGTCCCTGCATTTCAGCAATACGAGCTGCTAAATCTGGGTCCACTGCTGGCGTATCTGCAATAGTTGCAGCATTAGCAGCAGACGCAGCCTGTGCTGCAGCAATATTAGCTTGTATTGTTGCAGGATCAAAATTACCAAAGCGTCCAGTAAAGTCGCCAAACTGTCCTTCCATTGCATCAAGACGCGCCTGGAGGGCAGCTTGTCTTTGAGCCTCAGCTTCTTGGGCGATCCGCAAAGATTCTGCTTCTGCAGCAGCCTGTGTTGCAGCAGCGGCAGCGGCAGCTTCTTCTTGTGCAGCGGCAGCCGCGGCAGTTTCTGCAGCTTGAGCAGCGGCTGCTTCTGCAGCAACCCTGTCAGTCTCTGCTTGAGCAGCAATAGCTTTCTCTGCAGCAATTCTTTCTTGTTCAGCTTTAGCT